GTGGGCCGGCCCAGGATCCACACGTTCCCGTCCGCGTCCAGGGCGAAGATGTCCTTCTCGTATCTGGCAAAGCCCGTCGCCTGCAGGCCGTCCTCCCGGATCCACATCCCGTGCGACGTGTCGAAGACGAAGAGATGCCAGGCGTCCTCCTCGTCCTCCATGGACAGGTAGTACTTCTTCCCGTCCGATCCGCCCACGCCGTTCCGGTACCGGGTCAGGCCCAGCTTCTCCCCGATCAGGCTGGGCACGCCCCCGGTGTAGACGCACGGCCCCTGGGGGGAGAGATAGAACAGCCGCCCGTTCACGATGGCCGGGCTCTTGCCGCTGCCCTTCTCCACGCCGTTCAGCTCCTGGCCCTGCAGGGCGAACTCCGCGGGATAGTCGCCGTACAGGGTGAAGATGTGATTCTCCTTGAAGAACCGGGCGTATCCCCCGTAGGAGATCCAGGCGGTAAAGCGCCCCGCCGTGCCGGTCTCCGCGGTCCAGCTGTCGCTGGCGATGCCGTCGAACACGTTCCAGTTGAAGATATCCCCCAGGGCGGAGGCATAGATCGTGTCTCCCTGGAAGCCGAAAAGCCGGTTCCCGTGGTAGAAGATCCGGTCCATCTCCGGCACCGTCCGGCGCACGGTCACGGCCCCGGTCTCGTAGTAGTCCTTCCATTTGGTGTAGGTCTTCAGCTCCGCCGCCCCGCTCAGCTCCGTCCGGGATCCTGTCAGGCCGGCCACATGGTCCGCGCCGCTCTCGTAGTAGTAGAAGTTCACCGTCAGGGCGTCGCTGCTCACGAACGCCTCGATCCGGCTGCCGGCGGGATAGGCCCGGGTGGTGGTGAAGTAGTAGTAGACGCCGTCCACGCAGATGGTGTACTTCCCCGCCTTCAGCCCCCCGGCGCCGATGTCATAGGCCTGCACCTCGTCCAGGGCCAGCCCGTCGTCGTAGAAGTACAGGGCGTGCTCCGCCACCTCCCTGACGATCAGGGACGTGTTGTTCTCCGGATGCTTCACGCAGCCGGAGATCTCGATCCCGTCCCCCGGCTTGAAGACCTCCCGCAGATCCCCGTCATATCCGTGGTAGGGCGTGATGGAGCCCGGGCAGTTCAGGTCCAGGCAGTTGGCCTGGGTGGACAGGCCCTCCGGGCTCGCCTCGCTCCGGAAGCAGGCCGTCATGCCCTCCACGGAGACGGACGCCTCCAGGCTCCCCGTCTCCCCGCTCACGGTGTCGTACCACCGCTTCTCCGGCCAGCACACCACATAGTCCCCCAGCACGGCGAAGGTGTGGTCCGTGTCCCCCTGGGTGATGAAGCCCTCCACGGTCTGATCCCCGTAGTGGAAGACAGTGCCGTCCGCCCACATCAGCTCCCCGAAAGCCCAGATCCCGCCGGGCTCCTCCAGGGTCATGTACTTCCGCCGGCGCGCCCGGGCCGCCATCTCCGGCCAGTAGTCGCTGGTCATGTTCTCCATGTCGACGATGCCGCCGTCCGTGCTCATGGCGTCATAGCCCAAAAAATTCACCTGGGCGGACTTCCTCAGTCCGTCCCCGCTCACCGGTGCCGGCAGCTTCATACTGTCCCCTCCTCAGGCTGATGGAATATCGTTGTCTGTCGTGAATGTGATGTGGATCGGCAGCCACGCCGAAGTCGTCGCCGCCGCGTAGGCGGTCGTGCCGTACCGGCTGAAGACGCACTCCCCGTCTGCTTCGGAGATGTAGAGCATCCAGCTGTTCTTTGAGCTGCCCTGCTGCAGGGCGCAGGTCCGCTCCATGGGCCAGAAGCCCGCCGGAAGATATCCGATCCTCGCGGTGCTCCCGGACGCCACCTCCGCCGCCGGCTTGATCTGTCCCACCAGCTCCACCACGTTTCCGATCCGCCGGTACTTCAGGATGTGCGTCGCGTCGTAGCTCGCGAAGGCGGAGGTCAGGGAGAACGTTCTCCAGCCGCTGTTGTACGTCGCCTTCAGCGCCTCCTGGATCCCGAACCACACCTGGTAGGCGGACCCCGCAAGGCCCGTCCCCGTCGGCGGCGCGGCGGCGCCGCGGACGCCCAGGCCGGCCGTGAAGGCCACGTGGCCGTAGACGCCGGCCCGCGCGATGCCGTAGGTCGTCTCCGCCGCGGCGTGATCCGTCGGCGCAAAGCCGCTCAGATCCGGCGCCTCCCCGGTCTCCAGCGGTCCCCAGGTCCTGCCGTCCTCCGTGACCTCGATGCCGGCCCCCGTGACCCGCAGGCCCCATCTGCCGTTCGTCAGGCCCACGCCGTCCCCGGCGGCGCCCAGGCTGCCCAAGGCCTCCTTCCCGTCGGCGCTCAGCACCGGCAGCGCGAACCCGTTTCCGTTCAGGTTCTCCGCCCCCAGGTGGGACAGCACGAAGTCCAGGCCCCGCTGCAGGTCCTGGAGATAGCGGTACATCCGGTTCACCCTGGCGCCCAGGGATTCCCCCGGGGCGAACCGCGGCACCTCCGTCTTCAGCAGCGCCATGTCATACCCCCAGCCTCGTCAGGAAGAAGCCCAGCACGGCGCCCACCAGCACGCTGATGACGGCGGCCACCACCGCGTCCCACCGTTTGGCGGGCTTGTCCTTCAGCTCCTTGACGTCGCCCTTGATCTCGTCCACGTCCACCTTCAGCCCGTCCTGCTTCGTCTCCACGATGGCCACCGCCCGGGTCAGGGCCTCGATGTCGTCCTGCCTCTTCTCCACGGCGTCCAGCCGTTTCGTGTTGCTTTTTGCCCTGGCCGATGTCTCCGTCAGCTCTTTTATGATCTGTTCCATCTCCATGTTTAGTCCTCCGGGTCGATGTATTTCCTGGCATACCAGCGCTGGAACTCCCCGGCAAACTGGTTGTAAAGGGTGATAGAGTTGGCGTACATGCCCCATTCGCTGTTCTGTGCGTCGATCCTGCTCTCCAGATAGGTGTAGTAGATCTTGTGCCACAGAGCCGGGGCGACCATCTCCTCCTCCTGCCCGTCATAGGTCAGCGTAGCCGTCCCCGTCTCCCGGTCCGTGCCGGTGACGGGGAAGGTCCCCGCCGCCAGGGTGACGGTGGTTGTCCCGCCGCTGCGTGCCGCCGCCAGCACCGGCAACCCCTGGATCTCGTTCCCGTCGTAGTCGGTCAGCCCCTCCAGGCTCAGCCGCCCGCCGGGATTCAGATGGAGCTCCGCCGGGATGACAACGGTCCCGCTGTCAGGGAACCGGAGCCCCGTCCCGCTCCAGTTCTCGCTCCAGCTGTGGACGACGGGATCCTCCTCCCGGCCCATCACGTCCACCTGGACGGACAGCTCCAGCTCGTTCAGCCAGCGCACCTTGTCCTGGGGGTCGAAGGCGTTCGGCCGCATGCTGTCGGCGTACTCGATGATCTCTCGCAGTGTCATGCCCGCTCCCCCCTTACGATGTTTTCTTGGTGTAGGTGCCGCCCAGGATGATGACCCCGCAGTAGCCGCTCCCGTCGTTCTGCAGCCAGATCCTGTCGTTGGCGTTGTTGTCCTTCCAGATGATCAGGCTGTTGCTGTTCCCCAGCACGTTGGAGACCGTCGTCCCGGCGTAGGCGTCCGCCATATAGATGTCCAGGGTGGTGGTGCCCCGCTTGGCCAGCACCACGCACAGTCCGCTGGTGATGGTGACGTATCCCTGCTCCCCGCCTGCCATGGCCGTGCAGCGCACCAGGCCGTTCATCGTCGCCGTGGATACGGCGGAGACGTCCGCCGCGCTCAGGCTGATGTTGGAGCTCAGCGCCTTCCCGTTCACCGTCCGGGTCGTCGGCACCGCGCCCACATCCGCCGCCGTCAGGCTGATATTGGAAGACAGCGCCTTCCCGTTCACCGTCCGGGTCGTCGGCACCGCGCCCACATCCGCCGCTTTCAGGCCGTCGATCTTGTCGTTCAGCACTTTGCCCTGGTAAGCGCTCAGGGCAAAACCCGCCGTGTGCACCGCCGTGGTCAGGTTGTTGATGGCCCTCACATGGCCGTAGTAGTTGTGCGTCCCCAGGCCGTAGGTGCTCTCCGTGGAGGCGTGGCTCGTGGGCGCCTTCCCGCTGATGGCGTCGTTCAGCACCTTCCCCTGGTTCGCCGCCAGGGCGTAGCCGTTTGTGAAGGTGCTTGTGGTCAGGTTGTTGATGATCTTCACATGCCCGTAGTTCGCCGTGGTTCCCACGCCGTAGGTCGTGACGCTGGAAGCGTGGCTCGTGGGCGCAGCCTTCACGTCAGAGTAGGACGGCGTCCATGAGCTGGACCGCGCCCCCACGTCGCTGGCATTCAGGCTGATGTTGGCGGAGAGCGCCTTCCCGTTCACCGTCCGGGTCGTCGGCACCGCCTCCACATCCGCCGCTTTCAGGCTGATGTCGGCACTCAGAGTCTTGCCGTTCACTTTCCGGGTCTGCGGCACCTTCGCGTCCACCAGCGTCTTCAGGACCTGTCCCTGCTTCGCGCTCAGGGCCAGCCCCGCCGCGTGCGTCTCCGCGTCCAGCGCGTTGTAGGTCCGGCAGTGGCCGTAGTAGGTGTGCGTCCCCAGGCCGTAGGTGGCCTCCTGGGATGCGTGGCTCTTGGGCGCCTTCCCGCTCGTGAGATCGTCCACCTCCTGCTTCAGCAGGTATCCCTGGTAGGCGTTCAGGGCCAGCCCCTGTTCATATGCGGCGGTGGTCAGGTTGTTGATGGTCCGCACGTGGCCGTAGTAGTAGTGTGTTCCTTTCCCGTATATACCATCTCCGCTTTGGTCTTGATGGTTTTTCGGCGCCTTGTTCGACGCCACCTCGCAGTACAGCGGGATCCTGTCTTCTCCCAGGACCAGCGTGCCGATCAGCGAGCCGGAGGCCAGACCCCCGGTCCGGTCAAAGTTCACATTGGCGGCCCCGGGATCTCCCTTGTCCCCCTTGTCGCCCTTGTCCCCCTTGTCGCCTTTCGGTCCGGGGATCAGCTTCGTCTGTCCCAGTGTCACGGTCAACGGTTCCAAACTCATGTCACAGCACCTCCCCGCTGTAGGATTCTCCTATGCTTATCACCGGTTTTTCCGTGGCGCCCAGCACCATGCCGGAGTTGAACTTCACTCTCACGTCCAGGCGCAGGATCTGCCCGCTCCGGATCTCCATGGTCTCCGTCTGCTCCACGGGAACGTTGAAGACCAGCCCTTCCTCTTCCGTCTCATCCGTCGTCACGTCGTCCGGATACAGCCGGCGCAGGTGCCGGCCGATCATGAACTCGATCCTCTCCACCTCTTCCAGGTCGATATCCACCCCGTCCTGGGTGATCTTCACGGGCAGCTCGTAGGCGTCGCCCTGCTTCAGGTCATAGTTCTGCATCGCTCTCACTCCATCCGTAAACGCCGGGTTCCCAAACGTTGTTGTCTACCGTGGACACATAGACTGTATCGTCCTTGGTTGGATAGTGGACTTTATCGCCCTTCATATAAGCATCCTGCGCTCCCGTAGGCTGCACCCATACCGGAATGGTCCCAGGCTCCGCAACCTCCGTCCAGAGGGCGGGAGTGTCGGGCGGTGTCCAATCCGCTTGAGATGTATGCGCCTGCACGCATTTATACAGCTTGTCCCCGTACCTCACACGGACAGCCGCCTCATATGCCGTGTCAGCCGCCCACACCGGGAAAAGCTCCACCGCCTCCAGTGCGTCCTCGTCAGGGAGGGAGATGGCGGCTTTTTCGATTAGCGCCCGAAGCGCTCTCGCTTTAGCTCGACTGATCATTCCGCACCTCCCAGGATGATGTTCAGGATTTCAGCCGCTTCGGCTTCACGTTCATCGGCGGGGATAAGGTTTCCTTCGGTGTACGTCCTTCCAAACTCGGCTGGGTCGCAAGCCTCTGTGTATTCCACGCCGTCACGCACCACATAGCGTCCTGCATCGGAGGTCGTGCGGATGAAGTCTCTGCCGTTCACATCAAAGTGTTCTTGAACTATCATGTCCGCTCCTCCTTATTCGATGGCCGTGCCGTCGGCGTAGTAGTTCTCGTACTGACTGCCCTCGATGGGGAGAATCTGGTTGTTTGCATAGCCGAGGATGGTGCTCCAGTTTGTAGCCGACTGGTACGAGGATATCAGTGCAGACGGGACATACAGCGTGCCGCCGGAGCCGTCGGATGCGAAGGGGGTATATCCAAACGAATTAATGTTGCTTAATCCTGCGACTTTGGTTTCCTGGCGCAATATTAACGTCGAAAGTTTTGAATGCTGAAATATGTAAGGGCCATTGATGTTTTCGGTAAAATAGAAACCATGCAAAAGGTCCCCAAAATGTGAGCACCCAGATGGCACAAAAAGTGAGCCATTGCAAGCACCGTTCCAACAATGTACTCTTTAGGTGCATAACTACCTAAGGAGATGAAAGAAAGGTGTTACGAATGGCTCAGATAGAGTATATCAAAGACCTCTACGAAAATGAAGAGGTAAGTTTGCGGGAAATAGCCCGCAGAACAGGCCACAGCTTTGAAACTGTCAGGAAATACGCTTACCAGACGGACTGGAGCGAGGACAGTCTCCCGGATGTTGAGCCATTGAGTTATCCGGTGCTGGGAGAGTTCATCCCTCAGATTGATGAATGGTTGGAAGCAGACCGCAAGGTGCCGCGCAAGCAGCGGCATACCGTGAAGCGCATATACGACCGGCTGAGAGACGAGCTCGGCTACCGTGGCAGCTACTCCAGTGTGAAGAAGTACGTTCGCAAGAAGAAGTTTGTCATGAAGGCACAGAGTGCCGGTTATCTTCCGCTGAATCATCCGCTGGCCTGCGGGCAGGTGGATTTCGGAGAGTTCATTTATTATGACGGAGCCGGCGAAGAACAGAAAGGCTATGCGCTGACAGTATCCTTCCCATACTCCAACAAGGGATACACGCAGGCGTTCCCCTCACAGAACCAGGAATGCCTGCTGGAGGGAATGAAGCGGATCTTTGAGCACATTGGCGGCGTACCGCCCCGGCTACGCTTCGACAACATGACGACCGCAGTCGCCCAGGTATTGAAAGGAACTGAGCGCGTTCTTACGGACGGCTTTACGCGCTTTATGCTGCACTACCGTTTCCAGGCGGAGTTCTGCAATCCTGCGTCCGGCAATGAAAAGGGCAATGTGGAGAATAAGGTTGGCTACAGCCGCAGGAACGCTTTTGTCCCTGTCCCAACGATTACATCTTTTGAAGCCTTTAATGAGCAGCATCTTTGGCCGTGGTGCGAGAAAGACGCCCAGAGAGAACACTATCTGCGCAAAGTTCCCATTCAAGAACTTTGGCTCGAAGAAAAGCCATCCCTTCTGAAACTGCCAGAGTATCCGTTTTCTGTGTTCCGTTATGCCAGCGTGACTGTGAACAAGACTGGTTTCGCTGTTATTGACACGAACAAGTACGGCCTGTCTCCCGCACTGGCAGGAGAGGTAGTACAGGCGAAAGTGTTTTTTGACCACATTGAGTTTTTCCATGACCACCGGCCTGTTGGCCGCTTTACCAGAAGCTACAAGGCCAATGAGGAAATCTATGACTGGACGCAGTATGTTTCCACACTGATGAAGAAGCCCGGTGCCATTGAGCACACCCGTTTCTTCCGGCAGATGCCGGAAAGCTGGCAGGCATATCTTTCTGCAACGACCGGGAAGGAACGCAAGAGCGCCTTGCAGCTGTTGAGCGAGATTGTGACGGACGGAAACGCGGCTCTCTGCGACGATGCGCTGGAATTGGCTGTTGAGAACGGACGGACGGATGCGGATAGCCTCCGGCAATGCTATTACATGATTGCCAAGAAGGAATACCGCCCCGATCCACTCCGCCTTACCTCTGGCCCTATTCTGAATTACCACCCGAATCTGTCCGCCTACGACGGTCTGATGGGAGGCGATGCACGTGCCTGAGCAGATTGAACTGATGATGCGCCAGGTAAAACTTGGTGGCATGGCGAAGGGCTGGCGTTCTGTTCCTTTTGAGGACACAGAGCAGTATGTGACCGATCTCCTCAAGCTGGAGCTTCAGGAACGTGAAGCGAACCGCATAAACCGGATGGTGAAGACAGCTGGATTCCGTGTGCTGAAAACACTGGATGAGTTCATCTGGAATACAGCCATTGAGCTTCCCAGCGGTCTGACACAGGAATATATGGAGGGTCTTCGCTTCCTGCCAAACAAAGAAAACCTCATCTTCATGGGTGCGGTTGGTACGGGGAAAACACATTTGGCAACTGCCCTCGCTTTGAAGGCATGCCAGGAGGGACGGCGCGTCCGCTTCTTCACAGCCGCGGAGCTGGCCAATATCCTGCTGGAGAAGAATGCAAAGGGAACGCTGAATGCCTTTCTCGGCTCACTGAAAAAGACAGAACTCATTGTGATTGACGAGATTGGCTTCGTGCCTCTCCACAAGGACGCTGCCGAACTGTTGTTCCAGGTGATCTCAGACTGCTATGAGCGTAAGAGCCTTATTATTACGTCCAATCTGGAGTTCTCTCAGTGGAACACTGTCTTTGGCGACAACCGGCTTACAGCAGCTCTCGTTGACCGGCTGATTCACCATTCCCATATTGTGATTTTCTCTGGTGAGAGCTACCGCCTTACACAATCCATGAACCGCCAACGGACGAAAAAAGGAGCGTGAGAAAGGGGCTCCAAAACACTTGCACTGGATCCCGGAAAAGGGGTCTCCAAAAGGTGAGCGTTTGGGCTCGGGTCCCGAAAACTCTTGCAAAAGGGCTCGACCTGTTGGCGCTCCAAAAGGTGTGCAAAAGGTCTCCTGATGCCGCCTTGCTCTACAGCAGATAACGGTGCTGAGGGTGCTCACTTTTTTGAGGCCCTTTTGCTCACATTTTTACTTGACGAACACAGGCCATTGAGCAGCACAGCGTAATTTTTCACCGTTTGCTTCGGTCCTAAATCCGCCGTTGTAAGATTGCCGCAAAGCAAAAAGATATTTCCATATATTTCCTCGATTGCTGGCAATACGACCACAGTCAATGAAGCCTTCGAAAATGCATTCCCACTAACTTGATACATCCTAGGAAAATTGATTGTGGTGAGTTTGGGGCAGTTTTCAAAAAAGTTCACTGCGTACGAGGTTATGCGGAGACAATTTGGCGCTGACACGCTTTCCAGGTTACTCTGAGAACAAAAGGTATATGGTGTTGTGAACTCCGTTTCGGACAAAGTAAGGTCGGTAAATTTTTTCGCCAGGAGATCGCTAAGTCTATCCCCCTCTCCCCCACCGCCCCCGCTCGGAATCGCCTCTACCGCACTGACAAAGCCCGCCGGAAACGCAAGGTCAGCGGATGTGCCGCCTTTGGTGCGGATCGCGTTCGCCACGGAGGTCAGGTCAGCGTCAAGCCGGGCGCTGTCAACTAGCTTATCTACTGCCATTAGTAACTACCCCCTTGCCAAACGCTCAAAGTCTGTGCCACCCATGCCGTGCCGTTGTAGACCAGAAACGCTCCAGTTGCAGGAGAGGACGGAGCCGTGATCGCTCCCACGTCCGCCGCGCTGGGCTTCGGATGCACGTGGTCGCCGCGGGCGTACTTGGCGCTGGATCCGGGGGATGCCGTGCCCAGCGCCGCCGGGTCTGATGTATAGGGGGATACGGATCCGCCGCCTCCGCCGCCGCCCGCTTCAATGAGCGCTCTCACCAGCGCGTATGTCGTCAGATCCATTTCTTCATCCCCCCACCTTTTTCCATTCCATCTCGCTGTTGAGGATATACACGTCGCCGGTCTCGATGACCAGGCAGCAGCTCCCGGGCGACATGCCGCTCGTGCTGACGCCGGCCAGGTCGGACTCCTCCTCGACGAATATCTCCTTGACATACGGGGCCATGAAGTCCGCCCCGCTCCTGACTGTGATCACACCCATGCTATCCTCCTTTACTCGATTACCCGGGGCGGGATCTGTCCCGCTCCGGGTATTTTGAAATGGTCTCAGCTCAGCTCCGTGCCGCCGGAGACGCCGGCGCAGCAGATGCCGCGGAAGTCGTTGAAGCCGGCGGCGAACCGCGCCCGGCCCTTCCAGACGTTGGCGTCGTTGTCGTCGATCTTCGAGGTCACGGTCAGCTCTACCCGGTCCTGCCAGATCAGGCTGCCCACCAGCTCGTTGTACTCCTCGTCAAGGAGCATCCAGGGCTTGTCGCCGCCGGTCAGGTACTTGTTCAGGTAGGGCCACACATAGATGGTCCACCGGCCGTACTGGTAGTTCCAGACGTGGTTGGAGCCCGCGGGATCGTCCATGGATCCCACCGCCTGGAACGCTGCCTTCTTCATCGCCGCGTCGTTGGGGATGATCAGGACGGTGGGCGCCACGGCCAGGGTCTCGCCGGTGTCGCCGGTGAAGTTCTGCATGGCGGTCTCCGCCAGGCCCAGGGCGTCGGCGGTCAGCTCGTTGGAGAACAGGTTGGACTGGGTCGCCTTGTCCACCTTGTTCCTGTGGCTGGTGGAGAACAGGGGCTTGCCGTCCGCGGCGGTGGCGTCGAACTTCCGCCCGCCGAAGGTGACGGTGCTCTGGCCGTTCACCGCGCCGGCCAGCATGGCGGCGCCGTAGCGCTCCCGGGTCCGGTAGTAGGCGTTCACGAACTGGATCGGCTGCTTCTTGAAGTCGATGGTGGTGGAGTCCTCCACCATCTCCTGGCTGATGGCGAACTCCCGCTTCCAGGTCATGTTCTCGATGATCTTGGCGTAGCTCTGTTCCATGTGCGCCTTGGGATAGGCGCCGTTCTCACCCACGGGGGCGAAGTCGTCCATGGCGGTCAGGCCGGTGTAGGACTCCATGGCGTGGGTGCTCTTCTCGGTGTGGAAGATCTTGTCCACCAGGGAATTCTGGCGGCAGGCCTCCTCGTTCTGCTCCAGCAGCATCTGGATGGGCGCCTGCCACTTGCCGTACAGGGCGTCATTCAATGCGGTGCTCTCGGAAAAAATCATCTGTCGTTCCTCCTCTCTTTACTCGCCGCTGTCGTCGCCGCTGTCGTCGTCAGACGGGGACGCGGCGGTGCCGGGGATCAGCCGGCCGTATACGACGGTGCCGTCCACGCTGTCCACGACGAAGGGCGCCGCGCCGCTGGAAGTGTCCGCCAGGCTCATGCCGTCCTCCGCGATGTCGTAGGCCGCGCCCACGGTCTCCTCGCCGCTGCCCTCGGTCATCCAGACCTGGTCCGCCTGGATCTTCACCACGGGGATCAGGGTGCCCTGGTCCACAGCGGCGGTCTCCTCGCGGCAGCAGATGTACATGGGGGCGGTCTCTCCCGCGGCCAGGACCAGGTCGCCCCCTTCGACGGTCATGGCCATGCCGTACTTCGGCGTCATCGCCGAGCAGGACTTGTACTCGAACGGCAGCTGTCTGCCGTCGTCGGTGCTCCAAATGCGAAACATCGGTTCGATTCCTCCTTTTCGTTCCGCAGCGCCGGGCTTACTTGCCCGACCGCTTCATGAATTTCTGGTAATACTGGCGGATCTCCTCATTCGAGGCCTTGATGCCCAGGGCCCTGAAATGCTGCAGGACGTCCGCCGGGACCGCCACGTCCCCGGCGCCTCTCGCGCCGGCGGGCCGCATGTGGTCCTTGCTTCTGGCATTGTTCAGCGTCCGCTGGGCGCTGGCCGCCGCCGCCTTCTTGGCGGATGCCGCGGCGATCTTGTCGGCGTAGGCGATGCGGTAGGCCTCCACGAAGCTGTGGTTATGCTCCCGGATCTCGCTGAAGAAAGCCTCCGCCCGGTCCAGGTTTCTGAAGTCCTGGATGGTCCGGATGCTCGGATCGTACTTCCGGATCTCCGCCAGCTCCGCCTCCACCTGGGCCTGGAACGCCGGATCCGTCTCCGGCGGTTCCGGCTCCGGCGCCGGCTGCTGCGCCTGCATCTCGCTCTGGACCATCTGCCGCAGCATCTCCGGGGTCAGCTTCCCGGCCTTCAGATCCCGCTCCAGCTGGGCGGCGTCGCTCTGCTGCTTGTAGCTCCTGAACTGATCCAGATTCTCGATGGGGGCGGATCCGTTCTTGAATCCCGCCCAGCCGAAGAGCTCCTTCAGCTCCGCGTCGATGGCCTGCCGCTCCTCCCGGCGCGCCTGGGCCCTGGCCTCGTCCATCTCCCGCTTCCGCCGGGCCGCGGCCTGCCGCGCCCGCTCCGCCTTACTCTGAACCGGTTCGTTCCTGTCCGCGGGCCCGGCGGGCTCCCGCTCGTTTTCGCCTTCAGCGCTGTCCTCCGGTTCCGGCGTGTCGACTTCCGCCGGCTCCTCCGGGATGGCAGTCTCCTGCTCTTCGTTCTCCTGACCCTCAGTCTCCGTCCCGGGATTATCTGCCCCGGGATCCTCGGCTGGTGTCTCTCCCGACGGAGCGCTGTCCGTCTCCTCGGGCGGGGTCAGTCCCAGCACCTCATAACAGTCTCTCTCGGTCATTTCCATTTGTCGGTTCTCCTTTGGATGTTTCCGCTGTCCCTGCGATTCTTATTTGCCCGTCATTTGCCGCCGCGGGCCCGGCGTGGATGTTTGCGCTGTCCCTGCGGATGTGCTCCTCTTACTTGGAGCCGGAGCGCAGATCCTTGCCCTTCTGGACCGTGACGTTCTTCTTCACGGTCACCTGGTTGGGGGCCTTCACGACCGCCGCGCCGCTGTTGGGCACGCTGCCCACGTAGCCGCATTTGTTGCCGTTCTCCGCCATGTGGATCCCTCCTTTCCGGAATTTCTTATGGTCACGCCGTTACCCGGCGGTCACATACCCATATCGGCCATCGCCGCCTGGCGGGCCATCTCGTCGATCTCCTCCTCGGAAACGGGCGCCGGCTCCTCCACCGGTCCGCCCATCTCCGGGCCTCCCATGCCTTGCATCGGCATGGCCTGGACCTGGGCCGCCTGGCGTTCCAGGCGCTCCTGCAGGTTCCTGCGGGTCTCCCCCGCGCCGGGATAGTGCAGCGTCTCCATCTTCCGCCAGTACTCCACCAGGCTCTCCAGCTGTGTAGGGTCCCCGAAGGCACCGCTCTGGAAGAAGGCCGTGGTCTCCTGCCACAGCTGCTGGCGGTTGCTGGCCAGGGGCGCCGTGGGATCGCAGGAGAAGAGGAAGGCGTCGTTCCACCAGAAGGCCCCCGCCTCGTCCCGCTCCAGGAAGTCCCACTTGGAGAAGGTGTCGTAGATCGTGTTCCCCTCCCCGTCCTGGTAGACCACCGGGCGGGGCTCGTCCGCGTAGGCCAGGCGGAACTTGAAGATCAGCTCGAACAGCTCGGCGTAGGCCGCCTCCTTCTGCACCCGCTTGCTCTCCAGCCGTCCGGCGGCCTGGGCCGCGGCGAACTGCTTGGCGGTGCCGCTGGTGGCGGTGGTGTCCTTCCGTCCCTGGAAGGAGTCCGTCACCCCCGTGGTCTGCCGCATCTGCTGATAGATCGCCTGGACCTGGGCCATCTCCTGGGAGACGTCCCCCACGAAGTTGAAGCTCCGGATGGCGCTCAGATCCTGCAGGTTCCCCACCCGCCACACCGTGTCGTCGTTGGGATCCACCCGGATGTTCGTGTCGTCCGGCAGGGTGATCTTCGTGCCCGCCTTCAGGAAGCGGTCGAAGAGCTTCTGCTCCATGGTGTTCAGGCCCTTCTGCAGGCTGGCCTGCTTGTCCACGTCGCTCTCCCCCATGAGCCGGCCGTAGACGCTCACGTTCTGCTGCAGCACCAGGGGGAAGACATTGGGCTTGTAGTAGGGGATCGTCCACTTCTCCCCTGTTCCCACGCCGGAGGGTGTGCCGGCCGCCGGCATATCCTCATCCTCTGCGAAGGCGGAGGAGCCGGACGCCGAATCGATGAGCTCCCCGCCCTCCATGCCGGAGGGAGAGCCCATTCCGTCGAATGATGTGTCCTCCTCAGGCCGGACCGGGGAAGCGTCCCGCGCGAATGATGTTCCCGCTCCGCGGGAATTGTGAGCCGGGATGCTTTCCCGGCCGGCGCTGCTTTCTTCCGTCTCTGCTAAGTCTTCCGGATCCGGCAGCGCCTCGGCCAGGGTCAGGCCGTCGCTGCGCAGGATGGACCAGGGGTCGATCTCCTCCCAGTCCTCCTCGCCCTCCTGCCACTCATGGGCGCCGCACACCGGGCAGGCGCCGCCGCCCTCCCAGACGATCGGCTCCTCCGTGCCGTCGGTGATGACCTCGCCCACCAGGGGCTCCACCGCGCCGCAGTGGGCGCATTTCGTGAGCCGCCGGGCCTGGTAGTCCTCCAGATCCTCCAGCTCGCGCAGCAGCTCCTCC